AGCGGAGGAAAGGTCATCTATTTCCTTATTTTCATTGGTCCTGAGACCGCAACCAGCAGCGACAGAACAGGCCCCGACACCTCCAGGAAGCAATGCGAGATGATCCGGGCGGTGACTACGAGCTATCCCAATGTAATTTTCCCCATTCCAAGTTCCCGGAGTTAGTTCATCCTCAGTAAAAACTCCAATACTTACTTCCATCGGAAATTGGGATTGGATCAAAGCAAGAGTAGAAGGACTAACTTGCTGAATACATGGAATACTGATCCAAGCTTCAGCCATTAATTTGGGACCTTCCATCCTGGCATTATAAATTCTTCCTACCGTTTGATTATCAATCACACTTGGAGAATTAGCCGTAACAGGAATGCCATCTTCTTGAGGATGTTGAATTGTCACTGGTATGCCATTCCAAGCACCAACAAAACGCCCAAATTCATCAGCCAAATGGAGCAATGGGCCATGGGATCCACTCATAATTCCTTCAACTATCATTGCAACAGGAACCACAATATGTTTTTGTCCCTGATGCTCCTCATCACGAATGGTATAGTGATCCACTTGTATGGAATGGGTCAGCATTTTAGGCATTTTATTCTCCTTTAAGCTGCTGCTTGGGCAAACAAATGCACCTGCAACCCCCATGATAGGGAAGCATATTCTCTATTTCATCCAAAGTAAAGACCTTTCCTTCCAGGTCTGAACACGAATCACAAACTTTGTCGTCCCCTGCTGTAAGCACCTCGGCCATAACAGTGACGCCGGCAACCCCACCACGACGATATTCTTGCACCATTGCCAAGTGATGTGAACGGATTATTTCATTTCTCACCAACAAATTCCCACGATTATAAATGGTTCTGATTCCACTAATTAAACTATTGGCCAATTGAATTGGGGTCAGGCCCTCTGCCAAACCTTGTATCAAATTCCTACTCACGTTTTGATACATTGCCGCTGCAATACCCTTTAACTCATTGTATACCCTGATATTGACAAGTTCCAAAAGTGATTGAGTGGTTGGTTGTTCCATTATGAACTGTAAACCACCTTCAGCAACCAAAGTTGGAATTTGATAACCAGCACTTAACATTTCACTGTGCCCTCGTAAAACACCTTGGCGAAACGCTGCATAAATGAAAGTATCGGACCAACCCATTCTAGTATTTAATAGGGTTGCTTCCGTCTCTCGTTCCAACCAACTCATAAATGCTGTAACCTGACCAGCCGTGTTAGGTCGGTCAAAGGTGTGGCCCTGACTAAATCCGTCGCTAATAACAACTACCTGCCGAACGCTGGCAGCGATATCCCTTAATTGTGACCTAAAGGCTCGCGCAGCGTCGTTCCTGAGACCTGTGGTGTGCGAGGGATCATACTGTGCGTAAACGGCTAAAGTTATCATTATTTCACTATGTCTTCTTCATGGACTGTTGGTTTGACTGCCGGCTTCGTTGGTTCTGTGGGCACTGGAGGCGTTGCAACAACAGGCTTTCCAGGTTTGACCACTGGAGTTGCTGCAACATCAGCCGCTGCTGCAATGGCAGCCATTTCTTCATCTACTGATTTCCCCATTGCCTCCTCATACAACTTCATGACATGTTCAACACCAACCTTGTCCAGTCCTAGCATCAATTCAAAGAAGATTCTAGGGGGAATAACATTGGCCGCAGCCGGATTATTCATATAAGATTGCAAGGCAGACGCCCTGGTCTTGCCAATATCAGCTTGCTCCCTTTGAGAAGGAGCAAATATGTCAGTCCACTTCACCCTATATGAATCTTTGTACTTTGGCATAGCACCAAACTTGACGCAACGCTCTATCAAAGGCCGAACAATCTGGACTTCAGCGTAATCCTCACGACGACCCTGAATAGTTTCCAACCAAGTTGCCCTATCTTCAGAACTGGCCAATTCCCCACGCTCACTACCAAATAATATGCGCAAAGGGATACCAGTAACTGCCGAAATCATTTGCATTTGAACATTGACATGATCCTTTGGACTGGCTACTTGCATCTCCAAAGTGTCAAGATCTACTCCCTCATTGATGAAGAAACGGCGCAGATTGTGTTCATATTCATCTACCTGCGTCTGCAAAGCTAATTTGGATGCATCGGTAAATTGGAATCCTTCAGCTACCTTGCCTTTGAAGCCAGGACGAGCACCACGCCAAAACATTTCACCCGAACCACCAACCAACTTTTCAAGGTCCATTAAGCGATTATAAACCGCTTCCAATATTGGGACACCTTCACATTCACTTTCCAACAACTCACCAGGAACATGGATGATCCTGGAATAGTGAACCCGTAATTGACTAGACATTGAACCACCTGGCCCAGTGGTCGTGATATCATACAAAACAGGCAAACCGTAGCGTGCATTGGAAGGGATTTCTTCCCATTGACCAATCTTGGCACTCACTTCTGACAAAGGCTTCACATAGAGCAATTTACGTTTATTTGATACATTAACAGGTTGAGCCAAAGCTTCCACCGTCTTTGCATCATCGAAACCAAGCATCAAAACACCATATTTGCCAAGACTCGCCAATTTATCAAGACGGATGAAAGCAGATTTGAGATTCAAACTTTCGTATATCTCTTTCCAAGCAAGTTCCAACCCAGTCAACTTCTCATCATCTTTCTCTTCAATGGCAACCTTACCACGCCAAGTAGCATCAACAGGACGATTGATAATTGCTTTTGCAATATCTTGCCTTGAATATTTGCCGAAATATTCCTGAAAACTGATTATGCCTTCTGGATAACCTAAAGCCTGATATATGTTACGATCCCCACCATATTGCAATCCCATTCTAGACATCAGGGAAGAACGCCCCATTATGGTCCCTTGAATAGTATTTTCTAAGGCTTGGATTCGTTTGGCTTGATTGGCATTTATAGTTCTAGGCATTAGCGATTCCTCACCTTAATAGTTATGGAACGATCATCTTGTCTGCTTTGATTAGTTGTTACACGATTCACCACCACATAATCACATCCAACAGCACCCCCAGACATCCAAACACTCGTTGCGTCATCACTATAAGTATCGGCTCCTTTAGTAATACCATCAGGAGCAATCCAAGTAGAAGTGGCAATGATCTCACCAGATTCTAACCATTCACTCCAATCAAACCCATAATCTAAAAATGCATCAGGATCTTTTATATAGATAGGCATCTTTATACCTTACAAGTTGGTGATGAAATTCAGATTTCCTCATCCACAATGGACAACCTTGTATCTGCACCAATATCGGCAGAACGATCTTCCAATGGTATACCAGTAAAACGACAAGTTGAAGGAGTGACAAACGGTGCCCTAGGCTTCCAAGTGAACCAAACATCGTTGTGCCAAACATCTTAGTACCAAACATAGCGCTCCTCAGTCATGCCCGTGAGATTTATCAGGGAATCTTTGATAGATAAAATTGTCTATTCCTGTCGTATAAATAGGGATTCCCAACTTCTTTGCCCTATTGAGCAATCCACGATCATCACAACGATCAGCAGGATCATACCTAAAAGTGGGGATTTCATTCCACTTCTTCAAGTTGATTGCTATGGTCGGGCCGGCAACCCAACGGGTACTGCCCCCATTTTGTGGACCAGGATCACATTCCCCTATTCCCGTCAAAGTCTCTATTTTTTCAGGGTTCTCCATACTACGCATCCTATACATAGACTTCCCTATTATTCCAGCATTAGGGTGCTTTTGTAAAGCTATTTCCGCTTCTTCAAGATATCCAGACTCATAATAGTCATCATCATCCATAACACAAGATATACCATCCTTAAAATAATTACCTACTGTTTGCATGGCAATTGCTTTTAATTGAGAAATACCCAACAACTTCTCTATTTCTAAAAACACAGTTTTTGTCTCTATATCTTTAGCAGGAATTTCATCCCATTTGAATTGATCATAAACCACTACGACTAGATCAGGCTTTCTGGTTTGACGATTGATATTTCCAACTACGTTGGCCCACATCTCTTTACGTTTTGTTGTCACGACCACAGCAAGTTTATCACTACTTGGAATTTCTACGTGCCAAATTCCACCAATCGTTTTAGGTTCATCCCCAAAGAATTCATTAACAGCCTTCTCTACTCCAGGATGCCCATTTTTATAATCATGTCCACAAATCAACTTTTTCGCTTTTGGCATCCATGTCTTGAGTTCTTGCAACGTATCTTCATATTCATGCGAAGTATCAATAAAGACCATGTCCACTTTATCAATATGTTTTGCGGCTTGGACTGAATCCATTTGCATTACACGTAAATTACTATGCATTCCTACATTATTGATAAAATCAACCAACATGGGTTTACTAGGTTTCCCGTCGGGGTATTCACCAAACCCTTTGTCGTCAAACTTATCTACCGCATAAACCAAACCTTTGCACCCAGTCAATAAAGCCTTTGTACTACGCCCTCTAAAGGAACCCATCTCAACAATACTACCCATTTTCTTGGCAGTTTGGTGAAGCCAATTTAATTCCTCTGGGTAAGTCCATCCTACTAGGTCATTTGTGTAATTTGGATCTCCACCAACTGCTTTTATTCCAAATAATTCACATAACATTTGACAAGTTTGACTAACATCATCAGTGATATATTTGACATTAGGTTCATTATCAAACGTGCCACAATACGTAGGAAGATTCCGCATATAAACAGGCATAGACCAGGACAACGCTTCCTTTGCTGCTAAAGGCATAAGTTCTGATTTAGATGTGAATAGGAAAAGATCCATTGCTGAATAAAATTTATCTACATCAGATTGTTCGTCCCATATCCTACAATTATGAGGGTATTCATTCAGTAAAAGTTGCCAATAATCTTGAAAATTCTGTGCCATATTCCCAACAAAATGGAACTGGACTTGAGGTAACATAGCAGCCAATCTAAATATTTCACCTTGATTTTTATTTGGAGTGAACAACCCAACATTTAGCACATGCTTCCTACGAGGATCAAGACCAAGAACTTTCAATGCCATTTCACGGTCAGGACGTTCTCGCTTGGTAACAGGATATTCCACTAAAGAACAGGGAACATTCCCTCCAAGGAACATGTCACAATGATACTTGCTAACAAAAGCATAAGTATCAGGCATGTGTATTTTTTTGTTAGGATTGAAATTAGAATCATGAGAAGTCTCCACTACTTTCCAAGTTCTATTTTTTGCATATACTAAACGCAATTCTTGTTCATCTAGAATACGTTCACCATACTCTTGCAAATGGATGATGTCAGGTTGGAAAGCTTCAACAGCCTTATCTAATCCAATTCCCCAATATAAATGACACTCTTCCCTTATCTTATCACGTTGCACGGTGAAATCAGGTGCAGCAAACCTTTTCTCCCAAACTTTTACTTGGTAACCCAAAGCC